TATTAGCCCGATGCACCATAATTGGTAGAGGCTTTTTTAGAGTAGAGCCTCAATAACTACTAACGATACACTAAAAATTAAGGAAGATTCTATGAATGAATTTCATTTAACCTTTTTACACATTAACATTATATTACATATAGAAAATGTAAACAAGGGCAAAAAGGGTGCAAAAAAGGTGCAAATTTTTTAAGGAATTAATTTATTTAATTTCTCCAAAATATCATTTTGAAATAGGTTGCTCGCTATTTTTTCAACTAATAAACTTTTATTTCTTTTTACAGTGCTTTCATCAATTCCTAATTTATTAGCAACACCTTCTATTTTAAATTTCTTAAAATAAATCAAATCTATAATTTCTTTATATTTATCATCTTGCACAAAAGAAAGCCCATAATCTATGAAATCAACAAGATAATCTATTTCATGTATTTCTTTAATTCTTTCTTCTTTTATCATTTCTATCTTTTCTACATCGCTCAAATTATCCTTATTAGTAGCTTTTATTTCATTAATTGAGTATATTTTTTTTAACTCAATATTATCCAAACTCTTTTTTAAGTATTCTTTTCTATTTTTTAAACCAGGATAATTACTTAAAAAATACTCGGTTTTTTGATATGGTGTTAGATTTTTCTCTTTATTTATTTTTGTTATTCGCCCATTTTTAATACATATCTCATAAACTCCATTATCTAATTTTTCAATTGTTTTCTGAAGTTCTTTATACTCCATTATCTCACCTCTGTTATAATATTATCTATGACTTCTAGTTCTTTTCCATCAGAAGAGTAAATATCTCTCATTCTCTTAGAAAATTCAATTTTCTTTGCTTCTAATTCATCATCAGTCATATATTTTTCTTTGAATATGTGACTATTTATAATTCTTACGTGGTTTCCATCTTTTACTCTTAACTCTTGCAGATACTCAACCATCAATTCCACTCCTTCCCAATTCTTTGCATATTCTTTTGCCACTTTTCCCAGTAACAGTTTAATATGTCATCTTTTGTATAGCCTAGTTTTACAGAAAGAGTTAACAAGCTACTGAAAAACCATCTAAATTTGTTATCTAGTAAATCGTACATTAATCCAGTAAAATATGCTCCAGCATAATACCCTGGAAAAATTTCAAATTCTTCACAATAATACTCTATTTGAAATCTACCATCTCTGCTTTTATAATTTATCAGTTGTGCAAAAAAGAAATAAACGTCAGTCAGCTCTTCTAGTTCTTTATCTCTATTATATTCCTTAGTTTTCCAAGTCTTGTGACTGTGTTTTGTCTCCTCATTAAGTTCAATTAATTCTGCTATTAAAGATAATTTAATATCTTCAAGCGTTCTTTCTCTAATATTATTCAAACTTTCATCTAAATACTTTTGAAGATTCAATATATCTTCAAAATTTTCAGGCTTTTTAAATTCCATTATCTCACTTCCTCCATCAATTCTGGGTTTTCATAAATATTCCCAATTATTTCCATTCTTTCATTATTGTTGTTTGTAAAAGGTATTTCCATTTCAAATTTATCATCTCTTAAAACAAATCTTGCTTGTTCCATATTAAAAATGACTTTATATCTACTATTATGTAAAGTTACAATGTCTCCCTCATAAATTTCGTCTCCATATTCGTCTTTTAATCCTGTGTATTGCATTATCTTTAAGTCTTTTTTATATAAAAAATCGTTTTCATCAAAAGAATATTTTTCAAGGTTATCTACTTCCTCTCCATCTGTATATGCTGCAAATGTTACAGTTTTATTTAAAAAATCTATCCCTATTAAGTTTGTATCATATTCTACATATTCATCTTGATAATACATTTTATCTAAATATACTCTAAATTTAATCTCTCTCATTTTCTCCCTCCAAAGCTTCTATTTTTGTTTTTAGTTCTTGTAAGCATTTATCACATAAACTTATTATAGTTCCACTATTTCCACTATCTTGTCTTATTAATAAAAGATTACTTTCAATTTTACTACCACAACTATTACAAAAATTACCTAATTGTCTATAATTAATTTTTTCTTTTTCTTTGCTATTTTTATATATTACTTTAATCATCTTCTCCCTCCCAAGTTGCTATATCCCTTATATATTCGCCTTGATTATAGCAAATACAGCACATTACACTACTCTTAATATCATTAATATTTAATGTATTTTTTTTACTATCTAAATCTCTATTAATAATTTTTTTCTCCATTTCAAATTTTGTACATCCACAAATTTTACATCTCCACATCTTCATCCTCCATTAGCCCTAAATATTCTTTCACAGAATTTCCTTGTTCTTCCCATTGTTTAGATAACTCTCCATTAGAGTTTGTTATTACTTCAACTATTTCGTCTTGATGTTCTATCATAAATTTATTTATAAAACTTAATATTATTTTATTCATCTCCTAAAATCTCTCCTGCTCTTACTTTACCCCAAAAATCTTTATACTCCTTAGATTCCAAAACTTGCTTAGCTTCGTCAGAAAATAAAAAATAATTCCCTAAATCATACCTCTCATTATCTAAATCATTTCCATAGTCCTGAGTTTTCTCAACTCTTGAATTATTTATATAAAAATATATTCCTTTAAATTTTCTCATTGAATGCCTCCTTGAAATAATAGCTAAAACTAAAGCAGCAAATAATTCTTTATCATCAGCATGCACCAGCTTCCTCCAATCTTATGACACTATCATCAACTTCCCTAAGCCACATAGTCTTAAAATCTTCAAATGTATTAACTACATCGGTTATCATAGATTTCAGAACTACTCCTATCATATTTCTTTTATGTGAATTAACAGTTCCAAACATCATTATTACTAGAAACATTGTTCTAAGTAATTCAAGATCATCTCCAGTTTCTTTGTGCTCACATTCAGCAAATACTTCATCTAAAATTTTAATAACATCTTTTTCAACTTTATAATTAATCTGATTCTTAAATTTATCAATAATCTTATCTGATGATTTTATAGTCCTAGTTAGTATAGCTTTGTAATATCTGTTAAGAATCATGTCTTCTTTATCCCAAAGCTCCCGATTAATTTTCAAGTACTTATTAATTAAATACATAAGTGTAATTCCTTGCATATCTCCGTCTTTGTGTACTACCCTTATTTTTCTCATATGCATCACTTCTTATTTGCTTCTTTAACTTTCTTAATTCTAACTTTCAAACTCTCAACAAGTGCATCTTGTACATCTCCTTTATTTTGTAAAGCTTCCATCACATCTTCATCTCTAGTTTCTTTACAAACCAAATGGTGAATTATTACCTTTTCTGTCTGCCCTTGTCTGTGTAGTCTTTTGTTAGCTTGTTGATATAATTCTAAACTCCAGTTAAGCCCAAACCATATCACATGATTACCTCCAGCTTGTAAGTTAAGCCCATAAGCTGCACTTGCTGGGTGGGCTAGTAATATATCTATCTCTCCCTTATTCCAGTCAAGTTGGTCTTGTGGAGTTTTCAAAAGCCTTATTCTTAATTTAGAATCTTTTAAAGCTTCAATTATCCTGTCTTTATCATGTTGAAAATTATAAAATACTAATGCAGGTTTCCCATTTAATTGCTCTATCAGCTCTAAAAATCTTTCAATCTTACAATCATGGACTTCAAAGACTTTCCTATTCTCGTTATATATAGCACCATTTGCTAATTGTAACAACTTGTTAGATAATGCCGCTGCATTTGCAACTGTGATCTCAGTATCTTCAAGTTCAAGTATGGCTTTTTTCTCAAGCTCATCATAAGACTTCTTAGCCTTGCTATCTAAAACTATTGGTACTTGTTCATAGATTATGTCAGGGAGTTCTAGGTAATCTTCTGCTTTCATGGATATACAAATGTCAGATATCTTTTCATGAATGGCTTCATTGGATCCTTCTTTGGCATCATAATTAAAAATTACAGTTCTGTTCCTTTGTCCTGGTTCAAAATATCTTTCTCTAAATTTCCCAATAGTCTTTTCTAATCTTTCTCCCTGATCCAGTAGATACAATTGAGCCCACAAGTCTATCAAACCATTAGGTGCGGGTGTACCTGTAAGTCCAACTATTCTGTTTATTTTATTTCTAATAACTTTCAGACTTTTAAATCTTTTAGATTGATGATTTTTAAAACTAGACCACTCATCAAGTACCACCATATCGAATGGCCATGCATTCTTATAATAATCAACTAACCAAGTTACATTCTCTCTATTTATGACATAAATATCTGCTGTTTTTGCAAGTGCCTTTATACGCTTCTGTAGACCCCCTAAAACAAGAGATGTTTTTAGTAAGGATAAATGATCCCATTTAGCTATCTCATCTGTCCAGGTAGCCTCTGCGACTTTTTTCGGGGCTATTATTAATACCTTTCCTACTTCAAATCTATTAAATTTTAAATCTACTATTGCCGATAAGGTTATGATGGTTTTTCCTAAACCCATATCCAACATAAGCCCTAATTTGTCATCGCTAATCATTCTATCAATGCAGTATTTTTGGTATTCATGCGGTATAAACTTCATTTGACATCACCTCCTCTATAAACTTATCTACTTCTTTGAAAGATGCTATCACTCTTGCATCACAATTTAAGTTTTTAAGTTTATTTATAAAATTTCTTTGAAGGGGAGATAAATTCTCTCTTTTCCCCTCGGCTTTCAACTCTACAAAATAGACATCTCCACCAGGAACTATAACTATTCTGTCTGGTACTCCTGCATTTCCTGGAGAGGTCCATTTCATACACAAGCCATTTTTATTTTTTACACATTTAACTAAATATGCTTCAATTTCACTTTCACTTTTTTTCATGAATTTTCTCCAATCTGAAACGTAACAAACTTTCTTTTTTTTTCTTATATATATATATAAATATAGGATTTATAGATTTTATAGACTGTATATACCCTTTATTTCTTTATTTTTATATATTAATATATAAAAGAAAGTTACAAAGTTACAAATATATAATAATACTAATAATATCAATGTTTTTTTATGAAACTTTCTGTGTAACTTTCTATGTAACATCAAAAAAGAGAGTTACAAGCATTTTTTATAGAAAGTTACATTTTAAAAAAGTTACACTTAGAAAGTTTCAAAATTTTTAGCTTTATATTTTTCTTCTGAAACCTTTTTGAACTCCATATTTTCCAAACCTAGATGCTTGTTTTATCTTTTCCCACTTAAATAGAGTTGATAAAATCTTATTAATTTCAATGCTGTCGCTCTTTTTTAGATATCTAATATCCATTTTTAAAGCTTCTTCCCATATTTCAGCGGCACACACTTTATCTCTTAATACCAAATCTTTTTCATCATATTGTAGAGTCATAGTTTCATATTCATTCAGATATGTTCTTCTAGCAAATAAATCCATAGTATTCCAATTTTTAGGTATTTTCTTGTCTAAGTAATCCAAAATAATGCCCTTATATACATTGTCCTCCAAGTGCAATTCCTGTTCTTTTACTGCTAATTCTAAAGCTTCTTTTGATAGAACTAAATTATATGATTTATCTTTTGCAAGTTCACAAGCCTCAGCCCATATCTGATCTAACTCATCTTTCAAAACATTAAAGATAGATTTTTTAGGTTTTAATATAAAACAATCTATTGGCCAAAATCTTCTATTTCCTGTTTCATCTCTTAAAAAGTTAGTATCATTTGCAGTTCCAAAGAAGGCACATCTTCTTGGGTATTTTTGGGCTCTACGCCCATACGATGCTCTAAAGACATCATCAGTTCTACTTAAAAAGTTTTTAACTAAGTTCATTTCAGATTTTCTTAAAGAACTAAGTTCCCCCATTTCTAAGATCCAGCTCCCTTGGATTAACTCACAAGCATCTTTACCTTCCACATTAACCAAACTATCGTTATACCACTCCATACCCAGAATCTTTAAAAAAGTACTCTTACCTACACCTTGTGGCCCGATTAGGATAGGCATATTATCCCATTTAATCCCACCATAAATAGCTCTTTTAGCTGCAGCAACTAATGATTTTTCTGAAACTTCTCTAGTGTATACATTATCTTCACAGCCTAGGTAGTCTATAAATAAAGTTTCTAGTCTTTTTTCTCCATCCCATAAAGTTGCCTGAATTCTGCTAGCAACCTTATTTTCTGCATTTTCTTCTGCAATCAGATTAACTCCATCTATAATTTTATTTGTAGATGTGATACCATAAGCACTCTCTAAATACCATCTAAGACCCGCATCATCTGTATCGGTCCATAACCTATCATCAGCTTCAAATTTTCTATCCCAAGGCACATCTTTTCTTACTAGTATTCTTGAAGAGAAAACATCTTTGAAAATTTTAAACTTTAATTCTCTATCATTTCTTAGAATTAAAATTATGTTGGACAAAGTGCTAAGTGCTTTCATACCATCAGCACTAAATTTAAGTTCCTCAGTCCAGTTGTCATCATCTTCAACTAATACTCCTTCTACAGCTTCTACATCAGGATTATTAGAGACCGAGAATTCAGCTATTGCTTTTTGTTGACTTTCTTTTAATAAATCTTTTCTAACATCTGTCTTTGCCATTACCCATTCTTTCATAGCTATCCAAGATGGTAGTTTGGCCACGGGGGTATTAACTTCTGCTTGTGTATCCAAATGCCCGAATTTATGTAATCTCACTAAGTCAAAAGCATTTACTAATTTTTGACTGCACGGATCTGTTGCATGATGCGAGTATAAGAAAAGTCCATCTTGATATACAATAGCTCCAGCAGTAGTACTTCCCCCTATAAAAGTTAATCTATCAGATATATCACAAGGTTCATATATACCAGGTAAAAACTCATCTATCGCTTGATAAATATTGAACCTTCTACAAAATGCTCCAACCATACCTTCTTTTTCTAAAGGGTTCTCTTGCTTCTTTAGCATGTTCTGATGTAGCTTTTGAGCATCAGGAACTTCTGGCCATATTGTTACATCTCTCCAATCAGCATACATATTAAGGACTGCTTTACCGTCTAACATAGGCTTGTCTTCATAGGTAAATACATATTCACTATCAGTAGAATGGCTTGGCCAATACATTAACCTAACAGCTTGAAAGGTAGTAGGATCACAATAACGTAATCCTATAGACTCTGCTACCTTCCTTGCTATTGGCTCATATTCATCAGCAGATACATCTTCAGCTAAGGGTAAAATAACTCTAATTCTAGGCTTAGTAGTTTGGTGCTTACGAGTGCTGTACACCGCATAAGCACACCCTAAACTATTAAGAGTTTTTATAATCTTAGTATCATCTTCATATGCTAAGTTGTCTAAGTCAAGTGTTATTAAACTCCTACTTTCGACAGCTTCACTTCTTCTAAGATTACCTTTTAATTTTCCACCAACAAAGCCACCAACATCCTTAATATCATCTTGCTTAGCTTTAGAATAAGATAAGAACTCATCTAGTGTTTCAGCTGTTATTTTAGGTTTTCCTAATCTATCTACAAATTCAGACCAGGTAATTTCAGTTGTTACCCATTGCTTAGAGTGTCTGTTATTTGCTTCAGATATTATTAATTTTCTCGAGTTCTCCATCTGTTATCTCCTTTTATCCAAGTTCTATTATTTTGTTAACACAGTTAATCGCATCAGGAATTTTTAGAGCGATTATATTTCTAAAAGTTTCATTCATTAGTAGAGCTTTTTTAGTTGGCATTTCTCCACAAATTCCAAATATTATAGTTGTCCAGTCTGTATCTAATTTATTTGCGATGCTGTCTAAAGTATTTTCGTTATCATATTCATCTGCTTCATTCCCTTTTTCTATCCAAGACAGGTATTCAACTGCCTTGTTGTAATCCTCTTTCCCATTCTTTTTTTCAGCACGAACCAGGTATTTAATCACATTCCATATTCTAGTTCCTAAAGGGTTAGGCATGTTTCTAACAATAACATCAGATAAGTCTTTACATTCAAAATTACAACCTGGTATCATATAATGTTTTGGTGAGTGAACATTATCACTAGCAAGCTCCACATTCTTTTCAAAGTCCTTTCTTAAATCCTCGTCTGGAGCTTCACCGATAGCAATCAGTATTTTCTTTTCAAGAGAAGGGCTTTCTATATTAAGTCTCCCATTTTCTACGTATGATAGAAAGCCTTGAGTAACACCTATTTTTTCAGCAAATTCTTTTTGAGATAAATTATTTTCAATTCTAAATTTTTTTATTTTTCTTCCTATATGCAACATAAAATCCTCCTAATCTTTCATATAATAACTACCAGTAAATCCAGCAGCATTTAAAATTAATCCTTTTGCCCAACTAATTTCTTCTGTCATAGTTTTTATAACTTCTTCTAACTCTACAGATTTTGGAACATCTAGTATTATCTCATCATGAACATGAAATACTATTGGCCAACCTTTAGCTTTTACTCTTAACAAAGTTTCAGCTAAGCAGTCTCTTGCTATAGCTTGTACAATATTTTCCGTTAATTTTCCACCATAAGTTGGGATAACTTCCCACTTCTTAGTGGTTTGGTTAATACCCATGTAATGCATCTGCATTTGCCCAAATTGATTTTCTTTTAAGAATGGCTTTGGGTAGAATAGTTTTCTACCGCTTGGTAATTCTATGGTGAAAAAGTCTTGACCATAAATAAAATCGTACTCTTTAGCTAACTTTACACATTTAACTATCTGCGGTTCTCCAGTTTCTAAAACTTCAACTGCAGCATTCTCTAATGCATACCACAACTCCACAATTCTTTTTGATGATTTTCTCCATCTGTCTACAATGTCTTTCATTTCTTCATCAGTCAGTCCCATATCAGCTGCACCCATAGCAGTTAAGGCTCCAACACTTCCTTGGTATCCTAGTGCAAGTTCTGCGACCTTTCCTTTAGCTCTAAGATGATAGTTTTCTTCACCTTTTGCGATGGTGTTTATTGGCACTCCAAACATTTGAGATGCAGAGGCTTCATAAATTTTCCCATGAGTTTTAAACACTTCCATTCTCCACTCTTCTCCAGCAAGCCAAGCTATGACTCTTGCCTCTATTGCTGAGAAGTCTGACACAACAAAATGATTTCCTTCAGAAGGGATAAATGCTGTTCTGATAAGTTGTGATAAGGTATCAGGTATATTTCCATAAAGCATTTCTAATAGTTCACCATCACCTTTTTTAATAACATCTCTAGCTACATCTAAAGTTTCTGCATAGTTACGAGGCAAGTTCTGTACTTGAACTAATCTTCCTGCATATCTACCAGTTCTGTTAGCACCATAAAATTGTAAGAGACCTCTAACTCTTTCATCTTTACACATAGCTTCGTCCATAGCTTTATATTTCTTAACAGATGTTTTAGAAAGCTCTTGCCTTATTTCCAAAACTCTTTTAGCTTTTCCATCATCTAGAATATCTATCATTTTTCCTACTGTAGCTTTTTGCAAATTCTCAACTTCTTCTCCTGCTTCTTCTAACCAATTTAGTAACTGACTAGTAGAATTGGGATTGTCTAACTTTGTTATCTCTCTTGCTTCTTCTAGTAAATTAGCCCTTGATAATGCATCTATATACAGAGCACCGTTTACTAATTCACTATCTACCCTTACTCCATAAGCATTCATAAATGTGTCAAGTTGCCAAAGCTCCCATTCTCTATTAGGGACAGGAAAAGCACTTAATCTTCTACCTATTTCCATTTCTGTAACTACGTCTTGTATACAGTATTCTTTAAACAGCTCCCATTTTTCTGGAGCATGATGTGGCAGGTTTCTAGTTCTGTTTCCGTTACTTTTAGTAGGACTACAAGGTATGCAGAAGTATCTTATTAAAGCACTACCAGTTGTTAGCTTTTTCTTATCTTGTGGTAAACCCATTGCATTACCTATTGCAGCAAGACCTGCAGTATATCCACAATAAAGACCATGCACCATAGTACATTGCCATTGCTCTAAAGGAGTTTCTATTCCAGCCATATTCAAACACCACCACTCAAAGACAGCATTATAAGCATACTTAATACAATTTTCATCTTTTAAAAGGTCTAATACTTCTTGTGGTATAGTTTCACCTTGTGCAAGGTCTACTATTTTTACATCTTGGCCATCAATAGAATAAGCGAATAGAAGTATCTGGAAATCATCACTCATTGCATATTTGTAAGCACCTGATTTTCCTATGTCTACAGAGCTAAATGTTTCTATATCTATATTTAAAGTTCTCATAATCGCTCCTTTTTTGAAATTGAAAGGCAGTATTAAAACTGCCCTTCTTATAAGATTTTTTTTATAGAATTGGTTCTCCAGTAACTGGATCTATTTCAACCTCATCAAATTCATTTTCTGCTTTAATTCCTACGGCTGATAAAGGTTCTCCATCCATTAACTTTTGTACATTACCAAGTCCACAACCTATTCCTTTCTTACCACTCACATTGTAAGGAAAAAAGTTTATTGACACTCTTGCATATATCCCTGAATAAACTTCTGATTGATTTAAAATTGGTTGTAGCTTCGAGTCTACTATCCCTGGTTGATAATCAATTTTTGCACTTGCTGTAAACACCCAATGACCTTTGCATTCAGGTCCAAATTCTTGTCCATCAGAAGGTCTTACACCATCCCCATCATATATAGGGATAGTTGGTTTTGGAGGTTTAACTCCATTCCATACACTGCTAATTCCTTTTTCTATCGCAGCATTTATTGCAGCATCAAGTTTCATCTTAGTTTGTACATCAGTTTTTGGAACTAGAATTGTACAACTGTACTTTTCTTCTTGCCCTTTTTCTGCTGCATAAGGTTTAAATAAATGCACATAACTTAATCTTACTTTCCCTGTCATTACTCTAGTATCATTTGCCATTAATATCACTTCTCCTTTTATAAATCATTAATATCATCAACTACACTAAATTCATCCTCTGCCTTTATCTTGTTTGTTATAGCTTCTCTTTTATCAGATGCATCTACAAGAGTTGGCTTCCCTACATTCATAACTATTAAATTTCCAACTAGATTATTAAAATCTTTTTTACCTATTACTTTTTCCATTTGAGCTAATGTTAAGTACTTTCTTTCATACAGCAGTTCTTCTGCGATCCCATTTTCTTTGAGTACTTTTATAGCATCATCTGTATTTTTAAAACTTCTACTACCTTTGCCATTAACAGCCTTCCAACCAGGAACATTATTTCCTTTTAAACTCTCTGCTAATGCATATTTCTCTAATTCTTTTACCCAGTTATCCAAATCTTTTGCCTTTTGCAGAATTTCTCCAATTTCTTCTAGCGTTAATAGATCAGCAGTTTTAAATTCATATTTTGCAAGTTCAAGATTAATATTAGCTCTTGCTTTACAAGTTGCTTTAGCCTTACAGAATTTACAGTGTTCTCCACAGTTAAAATCACCCTCACCATTTAAAGCCATTACAGCCTTTTCTTGAGCTTTCTTAGCAAAGTCTAGTAAGTAATCGAGGCTGCATTCCCAAGTGTCTATGCCAGTTAATCTCGGCTGTACGATTGACATTTTAATATGCTTTATAGGAAATATCATTTCGTAAGCGAGATATGCTCCTAACGCATACAGAAGTAACTGAGCATTACTTCCAACACTTACGGGAACACCTTTCCCATACTTAAAATCTATGATGTGTAAAGTATCATTAGAGATTAAGATACAGTCAGCAGTACCAAACCCTCCTGGAACATATTGAGAGAAATCTACTTTTTGTTCCACAGAAATATGTGGGGTAGTTTCGTAACTGTACATCTGTTCTTGTATAAACTCTACATACTCATCTGTGTAACCTTGCATTTCTTCCTGGTACAGCTCTTTTTCTTTTAGCTTCTTCATAGCTGAAGTAAACTTCCTAGAAGTCAAACCAGGATCTATTAACTTTTTCACTTTTAATTCAGCTATTTCGTGTGCTAGGCTTCCTTCTTTTGCATATTCACTCTCTACTTCTTCAAATTGCTCACAGAGTCTTACAGAAGGTGGACAAGCCATCCACCTTGATGCACTAGAAGGTCCTAATAGTGCATGTGCCATTAAATATCAACTCCTAAATTTTTAAGTTCTTGAACAAAAGCTCCATAGTTTTCTTGAGGTAGAACAGTTATAGCTTTAACTCCAAATTTACCTAACAGTTCTCTCATAGCTTTTCTGTTATTTACAGCATCTTTTTCTACCCAAGTGGCAGCTATTTTCTGTAAATCATCTGCAGTATACTCAGCTGTCTTAGTAGGTAAAGGAGTTGCTACAGCTACAGGTGTTTCTTCTTTTTTAGCTGGTGCTATAGGTAGTTTTTGAGCAGGAGCATCTTCTACCTTTTTAACAGATTCTTTTTTCTCTTCTGATTTAGATTTAGCGTTGGCTAAAGCTTCACCAATAGCTTTATGTGTATTGATTAATACCTCAGTGCAGTTAGCTTCTATGAACTCTCTTATTTCCTTTTTAACTTCTTCTACACTTCCTGTAAATTCTACTTTTACCATTTTATATCCTCCTATTTGCATTTTTTAATAATTTGTGGTATCTTATCATTAAAGTGTGTATATTTGTCTGTTGCTGATGTGGTGGTCACAACAGACTTTTTATTTTTCAGCATACTGAACACCTCCTTTCATATCGCATAATTCCAGAGTTCTTTAATATTTATCGTTAAAGGTTCTCCAGTTCTTATATTTTCTAAAACAGCAATATCACCATCTTCTAAAACTAGCTCATAGTAACTATCATTTATTAAAAACATTCCCATCACCTACAATTTATCCACGAGTCTAATGATAAGTTCTCCGACTCTTATTTTTTCGTTCATTACTTTAAGTTCTCTAAAATCATCCATGTATACTTCCAGCATTTCTTTTATAATTTCTTGCTTATAGTTAGATTTGTTGACGGGCATTTCTTTTAAAACCCTATATTCAGTACCAGTTTTTTCTAAATAGCCTTTATTCTTTAATCTATTTATGTAAGTTCTGACAACACCTTCACTTATGTTCAAATCATCAGAAATTTCTTTATTTGTCGCATAAGTATTACATCTTAAATATTCCAATACTTCTTCTATTTTAGTCATATGAATCCTCTCCTTAACTTCTTAATGCCAGTGGCATAACTATGTAATCTGTATTGTCCTTGCTAAATTTAACAGCACTTCTGTTATTTTTTCCTAAAGCAATATTAAATTTGCAGTCCTTAATCCATTTAATCCATAGATCCACATATTTAAAATCTAAAGCTGTTTTTAAACTTGCAGACTTATTATCCAATTCCATAATCTCTAAAAATAATTTAGATTCATCATTCGGATAAGCTTCAACGGTTACTTTTCCATTTTCAAAGCTAAAAAATCTAGTAAAATACTCCCTCCCACCTACAGTTTTTAACATCTTCCAGACTATATTTTCAGTAAAATTAATAGCTGGATATGCCTCAGAATAACTTTCATACTCTAAGTCTTCAACTATCTTCGATATATTGGGGACTTTTATATCTTTTAGGGGCTCATATTCAGTTACTTCCATCTCTACTTGAATTGCAAGTTTTCCGTCTTTAAGTACTGCTAAAGATTTAGCTTTTTTCAACACATCCAGCACATCATACATGAGAGGAGTAGCGGTATTGGTTCCAGGTAAATCTTCATGGGTATCTTTTAATGTTGCTAGTCTATATGTATCAGTAAATCCAACATACTTTCCAGCAACTATCAGTCCTTTAAGTTCTCCAGACTTTGCGATACTAGCGAAGTGATTTAATGTTTTTATGTCATCTTTTCTTAAAACTAGAACTTGCTTTCCTTCATTTTTAGAATTGTATTCAGTTATATTCATATTTTTCTCCCTTGTTTTTTCATAAGATTTAATGTATAATTTAGGTGAAATATATTACCTAAATATTTTTTCTTGAGACATCTGATTCGGTTTGGTCACCAGGTTCAGATGTTTTTCTTTTGTATGCTGCTAATATGCTAGCTATTACCAACGCTAGTTTCTTCATAGCTCTTCTCCCTTATGCTTATCAAACCAATCAGGGAGTTTTTCTTTGATTACTAAGTGTTTAACCCCTATTTTTATGTAAGGGAAATCTGAGTATTCTCTTGCTATTTGTTTTAGTTTTTGTAATCCTATGCCAGTTAATTTAGCAGTTTCTGGCATTGTTAACATCATCTTTTCGCTCATATTAAGCTCTCCTTTCTAATTAATTTTTGCTGTCAGCTGAGTAATAATATCCTGACATTTATTCTCATAATATGTTGAGTTATTGCATCTAGCATCATCTGTTTTAAAACTTATAATCCCATAAGACCAGTCATCTATAAAATAGCTCATTTCTGGAGTCATTGAGACTTGATTAATATCATCTTCAGGATTTAAAACTACATAAGCCTGATATTTTTCAGAAGTGGTATTAAGAGCAACTACATATTTATGATTTTTAAACAAGCTTTCACGAGCAATAAATGATCCTTTTACAACTCCCATTCTGCACCTTCCTCCCATATAAGCCCATCAAAGTCATACAACTCTACGTACTTCATGTACGCCCCAAAAATGACTTTAAATAACCACACAACTTTATACTTCACAACGTCATAAAGAGTTGCTTTTTTACTTTCTTTTAAAAGTTCTCTTGCTGCTATTTCGCTTCTAGTCATTTTCTCCCTCCCATAACTCTAAAATTTGAATAATAGCCAGAGCTCTTTTTAAACTCAAACCTTTTAACTCTGCTCTGCCCCAATATTTATCTAAGATTTTGTTATTTAGCATTTTTTCCTCCTATTTTCCACAGTACTTAAATTGCCCCTTAAAGCCTTTCACAGTTTCAACTCCCAAGAATCCGAAGCCATTAGATCCTTGAGTACACCATCTTTTTTCATACTCATTAACTTCATCTATAGTTCCGATAAAGTCATAACTGTCCCAGCTTCCGTCTCTGTCGCAAGCACTAAGCTGATTAATCCCGAATAGCTCTTTAAAAGCAATCGGTCTACTAGCTTTGTGCCTGAAAATTCCAAATATATTTTCTAGTTTTCTCATTTTTCCCACCTCATTTAAAAGCTTTTTCTTATATAATTAATATAGTCGTCTTCAATCTTTTCAAGCATTTGCTCAATTTCATACTCCCTAGCATTTTTAAAATTGCTTTTTACTTCTTTTTTATCAGCTTCAATTAATTCTTGATTAATCATTTCATTAACTAAATTAGATAATAGTTTTTCAATTTTTTCACGGTCTTTTATATACATGTGTTTTTACTCCTTTCTTTTTAAAAAATATCTTTAACTATTACTTTTATCCTTTTAGCAGCTTTGTAGGCTTCTTCTAAATCTTTAAAATCAAGAGATACAAAAGCTCTTCCAAATAGAATTGGGAAATCGTGGCAAAAACAAATATCTATGTCAGATTTAAAATTAACATTAACCACTACATTTTCAGAAATAAAGACATTCAGATAATCTATTTCAGATAAATCTTTAGCCGTTAAAGTATCATCTGTTTCATGCCCTTCACAAGCTATTCTGTAATCAAGATCTAAATCCTTTACTCTTTTAATAAATCTTTTTATCTTCTCAACTTTTAACTTATCCATATTAGTCCCTCCATTGATTGTTTAAAATAAAATTTTATCCATAATTTCAGATATTAACTTGTCATATTCTTCATCATCTTTTGCAGCTAATCTATCGATAAATAAATTTTGAACTTCACCCACTGATAAAATTCTTTCATCTTCTTTAATAATATATTTATCTGCTTTTTGCGTTACTATTTCACATATAAAATTAGATAAAAGTAAAAATGATTTTTCTTTGTTCAATTCTTCATAAGTATAAGTTAAGTTTATATTTTCCATTCAACCTCTCCTTTTTATTTTTTCCCTTTTGGTTTTTTCACATACTTTTTAAATTCTTCTATTACTTTTGCAAAATATCTAAAATTAGGTACTTCTTTATTGCAATGAGCAGCTTTTTCATGCACCCAATAGCCAAATTCTTCTGTCTTTAAATTATTAGCATTTGCTATTTTTCCTACCATATTTGGAGTTATATCAAATATATCTGCAATTTCTGTTGCAGTTAATGTTTTTTCTTGTACTCTCAAAGGTGGTAATAATTCTTTTCCAGTTAAAATTTTAGCTGTTTCAGATACTAATATTTCTTTGTACATTTCACTATTAGAATAAGGAATTAAGCTCTTTAAAGTTTCTGCTAGTTTTACTTTAGAGTACCTTTCCCTTATCTCTAGGTTTTTCTTTTTAGTTTCATCTATATCGTTAATATCAGCTCTTTTCACTAAGTTTTCTTTTATAAAGTTTTCCATTTTTTCAAATTCATTTATATAATCTACATTCAATTGAAATGCTTTCTCTACTGCTGCTGAATACCCTCCTACTAATTGAGCTACTCCTTTTTTAGTTATTAAATAATTTCTATTAGATTTACCACTTCTATCCTTGTAATTACTAGGTATATAGAACTGGGCGGAAAGTTCGGCTGAGCTAAATTTTTCTATATACCCATCTATTTTATCTAATAAATGTTTGTGATTAACTCCTAATTCCTCTGCTACTCTATTACTTGTTGTTACTAATACACCATTTATATTTTCAACTTTTACCATATAGTCACTCATTCAATCACTCCTTTCTTTATGCTTCTTTAATCCCAAGAAACTTCAACATTTTCTTTTTAGTTTCTCCGCCATTTCTGTTGCCTCTAATAATATCAGAGCAATAGGCAGGCTTTATTCCTAGCATTCTAGCTAGTTCAACTTGAGTCATCCCTTTTTCTCTTAAAACTTTTTTAACTTCCATTTCAAAATCTAATCTTGTCATCACACCCTCCTTTTTTATAAAATATTCTTAGAATTTATTTGACTTTTCATAGAATTTATGCTAATGTATAAGCATAATAAAAACAACATATAAAAAATGCTTTGCCGAACATTAAATATGTTTTAAAATTTAAGCATACTTTTTAGCTTACACTCTAATTATATTAGAATAAATTCTAAATGTCAAGAGAAAAAAAATATTTTTTTTAGTATGCTTAAATCGCTTAAAAATAGGAGGTTTAAGAATGAATATGCTAGAAATTATCCAAAAACTTTGCCAAGAAAAAGGAATAAGTATAGCAGAAGTTGAAAGAAGAGCAGATTTAGGAAATGGATCTATTAGAAGATGGGGGACTGCTTATCCCTCAATAGATAAGGTTGCACGAGTAGCAGGTGTTTTAAATACAACTATTGAGTACTTATATACTGGTGAAATTAAAAATGTTCCTAATGTTGCAGCTAGAAAAATGGGAGCATTAGATGATTCTGAAGTAAAAGCAGTGAACGATTTAATTGATTTTTATTTGTCAAAAAAGAGATAAGGAGGGACTTAATTGTTTAAATATCCTGATGCATACAGATTGGCATCTGAGTTCTTAGAAAATTTAGATGTAAAACGTTATTGGAGGAAACCTGAAAAATTATTTAAGGCTATGGGCTGGGAGCTGATTCCTTATGGGGTTTTTGATTATCCTGAATTATCAGCTGATGCTTATAGCTCATATAAATATGGAAAATTTTTTATCCTTTATTTCGAAGGACAGGTAAAAACTAGAACTAATTATAATTTCCACCATGAAGCAGGACATATTATCGCAAGTCATCCTATTCTTTATGGAGATAGTTTATGTAAAAGTTCTGTAGATACCGAAAAAAAATATCTGGAAATTGAAGCTACTGTAATTGGAAGAAATATATTCTTAAATGCTTATATTATAAATTACATTATAGAGCAAAATAAAGATATAGAAAAGATTAAAACTTATTTCTGTGAGGAATATACGCTAAGTAGAGATTATATCGATGCTAGATTTGGATTTTTAAACATAGATTTAAATAGTATGATTTATCCTACATGGGTAGAAAATGAAGCTAAAGCTGAATATTTTAGATTTTCGATGTGGTCCCTAAAAAAATATCCTACTTTTTCATTTATAGAAAAATACATTAATAATTACAAATATACTCCTACCAAATTTTTTGGAAAACATTCTCTTACGATTTCATTAAATGAGTTTCATTTTGAACATACGGGGCAATTTAAATATAACAATGTATATGGAAATTATGGTTTCAATGAAATTGAATATGAGTATACTGGAGTATGTGACAATTTAGAATCTTATGGAGAATATTTTAAAAATAAAAAAGCAATAATTAAAGTGTATGAATACCCAAAAGGCGAATTGAATCAGGTAACAGATGTAGAATTAATAGAAAAATAATTAGGAGATTTAACAATGTTTGATAAAGTTTTAAATGATTAAGAAATAACAAAAAAGCCTCTCAGTTGCTACCAACAACTAAAAGGCTCAAGAGTGTGGTACTCTTCTACATCTTATCAATTTAGATTATATCACACTCAATTTTATTATGCAATTTGAAAGGAGTGTGATTTTGTATGGCAGGTAGAAAAGCCAATGGAGAAGGTACTATCTCTACAGTTATAAGAAACGGAAAAACTTATTATAAGGCTAATATTACTGTTGGTTGGGATAGTAATGGTAAGCAAATCAGAAAAAGTTTTGGTAGTTATAAAAAGTCTGTGGTACTCGATAAAATGAATACTGCTAAATACCAAGCTAAAACTAATTCTTTATCTAATTCTGATATCAGCTTTGGAGAACTTTTTAAAGACTGGATCTTTAATTTCAAAAAGATAGAAGTTAGCCCTAATACTTTTTATGAATATGAAGCAAGTTATAGATTAAGATTAATGAATTACTCTATCGCTAGGAAAAAGGCTAATCAGATAACTTTAAAGGACTTGCAGCAATATTTTAATGAGTTGCAAAAAGATTTCACAGCTAATACAATTAAAAAGACTTATATCCAAATTCACTCTTGTATAAAGTTTGCAATTATTCAAGGGATTATGATGAAAGATTTTTGTCCTGGGGTAACATTACAGAAAATAACTAAAAAAGAAAATATAAATGTGTTTTCTAAGCAAGAGCAGGAAATGGTTCTTAAAACTTTAGATAAAAGAGATATTGTTGACTGCTTAATTTACTTTACATTTTATACAGGGCTAAGGCTAGGAGAAGTTTTAGGGCTACAGTGGAGCGATATTAAGGATAATATGGTTAAGATTACTAGACAGTATAGAAGAAATGTAGATGTGGATAAAGTAGACGATAGGAAATTAACTTATACATTTAAAGAGTTGAAAACAAAAAATAGTGCTAGAGAAATTCCCTTACCAGATAAGGTCCAGGAGCTGCTAAAAGATATCCCGCGTCAAGGCCAACTGATTTTTTCTAATTTAGGAAAACCTATTGAACCAAAAAAGCCTCAGAGAAGGATAGCTTCTATATGTAAAAAACTTAATATTCCACATAGGAGTTTTCACTCGATAAGGCATAGTTATGCTACTAGACTATTTGAGATGGATATCCCAATTAAAACAGTTCAAGTCTTGCTAGGACATGGAGATATAGCTACTACTATGGATATTTATACACACGTAATGAAAGAGAAGAAATTAGAAGTACTGGATAAACTGAATAACTTATAAAAAAATAAGAGATTCTTGATTGAATCTCTTTTAACTTTGTCTGTTTTTTGTCTGTTGTAATTTTTATATTTTATAGATATTTATAAAACTTTATTAAGTTTTTAGCTTTTAAAACTTACGATTTTTAGCACCTTTAGAATTTTATAAAATCTTATTAAATAAAATGGTGCCTAGGAATGGATAATAAGATAACAATATTCTAATATAGACTATATCTCAATATATTTTGAATTGTCTGCTTTTTGTCTGTTGTAAGAAATTTCAAGATATAAAACTAATAATTATTTTGAGTGTATCATATCCGAGAATAATTTTAAAAAGCAGGAAATTAATCCTGCTCTTTTTTATTAATTATTTTTATTATATTCTTTTTCTAGTTCTAACATTTCTTCAAAAGAAATAATTTCTTGAAGTTCTGCATAGTTACTAAAATCTTCT